TTATATCACAGTGTATTATAGTATAGTACTATTGTATTGTTGTTTACTGTGTACATTAGTATACATAATTGGCTACTACTTCACGAAAACCCACAACATTTGCCACCAGGGGGTGTAAGGGGAGGACATCTGTGTTTTATGTTTGTCGTGTTTTGTATTGTTTTTTTTTGGTTGTTTTTTTCGATAAGTTTATATATTGGTTATTTTATGTGTTGTATTGTTGAATATATAGGTTTTGTTTATGGGTGTTGTTAAGGTTAGTAAGAGTGGTAAGGCGGTGCTTTTTATTTCTGATGGTGGGGAGGTTTATGTTGTTTCTTCTTCTTTTTTGAAGAGTGTTCTTGAGCGTGGTAATCATTCTGAGGTTGTATTACTTACCCGGCTTAGTCGTGGTGTTGACCCGTCGCGTTTTAAGGTTAGTCCGGTGTTTGGTAGTGTTGGGGTTTCTGGTGATGTTCGTGATGGTGATGGGTTGAGTAAGCGGTCTATTGATTCTCAGGCGTTGGCGGTCATGTATCTTGATAAGGTGGTGGATTTATGACGGTTGACGACTTTGTTAGTGGTAGTGTTGGTGGTAGTGTTAGTGGTAGTATGGTCTGTTGTTTGCATCAGGTGTTTCGTCCTAAGCATCACTTTCCGTTCATTACTCCGTTGACTAAGGGTAATTGTGTTGTTTGTGAGTATGACCCCGTGAATAATCCTCGTTGTTCTGGTTTTGTTCCTGTTGGTTATCGCGTGGTTAGTGTGGTTAGTGATTATCGTGTTGGTGGTGAGCGTTCGTGAGTCGTTATTTGTTGTGGGAGTGCCCTCATTGTGGGTTGGTTCGTGACCGTTCTTGGGTGTGGGTTGGTGGTCGTTGTGTTCGTTATCGTTGTGTTCCTCGTGGTGGTGTTTTGTGAAGATTGCGGCTTTTATAATGGTGAATGGTGCCGAGTATGGTAGTTGTTGGGCTGATACTCGTGAGGAGGCATTGGTCGGGTTGCGTTTGGTTTGTGAAAAGAAGGGGTTGCCTTTTGTGGAGTCGGCGGTGTATTATGATGATGACCAAGTGAAGGTTTTTTGGCTTCCTGACAAGATAGTAGAACCAATTACTAAGGCGGTGTGTCCTTGTTGCAAGAAATAGTTGTTGACGAAGCGTTCATCGCGTTGATGGGCGAGTTCCGGAAACCCAAGTCGGGGGTTGGTATTATTCAGAATTGTAGTGATAACGTGGTCGTGTTCTCGGAACGGATGCTTGGTATTAAGTTGTATTCTTGGCAGGTGTACTTCTTGAATCACCTACAATCGCTCGTTAATGATACTGATGAGTTGTCCCGTCGTGGTCGGGTTAAGAAGTTCTTGGCGTTGACGAGCCGTCAGATTGGTAAGAGTACTGCCGTAGCAATCTTTAGTTTATGGTGTGCTGTGTTTAATAAGTATCCGGGGACGGCGCACCAGCACACCCTTGTTGGGGTGGTTAGTGCTACTGACGTGCAGGCGAGGAAGTTACTTTATGAGATTAAGAAGTTGATTCGTACTGGCGACCGTCACATGGAGTCTTATAAGGACGCTGATGGTAACATGTTGTTTAAGGGGAAGCGTGGTTTCTTCTCCGACCTATTGGATGATGTTGAGCCTAATAATACTACCACGATTAGTTTCAAGGGGCATAAGCCTGAGGTTCATGGTCCTTTCTTGTTGGTCGGTAGTAGGGTTGGTAGTGTCATCAAGTCTTATCCGCCGACGAGTATTGTGTTGGGCGAGACGTTTACTATTCGTATTGAGGACGAGGCCGGTAAGAGCGATAAGATTACTGACGAGTTCCATTATGACTATGCCAGCCCAACAACGTCGGCTACTGATGGATTAGAGATTTATCTTAGTACGCCGTGGACTACTAGTGGGTTCTTTTACTCGATGGCCGACCCTGACGGTACTAATGGTAGCGAGCAAGACATTATTCGTGTATTGTTTACTTGCGAGGCTATTCGTTTAGAGAATCCTAAACAGTACGCTCGCATCCAAGAAGAGATAGCACTACTACACAAGGATGGGCATCATGATGTCGTGCAGCGTGCTTATTATTGTCGTTTCGTGAAGGGAGAGAATAGTTACTTCAACCCACAAAGTATCCTTGAGATGTTCGATGAGACGACTGCTCCCTTGGCCGAGTACAAGAAGCCTTGTGATATGGGGATTGATTATGGTGGCCAAGTGAAGAGTAAGACCGTGATAACGATTACTACCATGCTTGATGATGGTCGTATCCAACGGTTGTATCATAAAGTGTATCCTGTGGGGCAGGACTTGTCGTTGCTCGACGATGTTGGCCGGTTGTTGAAGGACTTTAATGTCCAACGAATCATCCCCGATGATTGTCCTGCTGGGGACTACCTTAATCGTACGATGAAGGAGCGTGGGTGGAATGTTGCTCCCATGAACTTCCGTGCTGATAAGGTGAAGAAGTACGGGGCGTTCCGCAGCAGCCTTAACAAAGGAAAGGTAGTATCTTATCCTGACGACGCATTAAAGATTGAGATGCTTGCTATGGAGTTTAGTCAGGGGGCGCGACAATCCGTTATCCAGCACGCGGCGGGGTACACTGACGACCTGATTGACTCGTTCGTCATGAGTTGTTACTACTATGTTACTGACGAGGGAGTACTCAAGTTTTGGGATTGGGGTGGTAGCCCATTGACTGCGATGGAGGATAGTTATAGTTCCCGCCGTCGCGGTGGTGCACAGTGACGTACATGATTCGTCGACGGTACTACATTCCTTACAACGAGTCCTCGCGTTATTATGGTACTGAGGAGGACTTGCACGTTCATAACGTGTTGTTGTGGGTTGATTATAACGAGGTGGTTGATGGCGATGAAGTTATCATTGATGCGACACAACAATCGGCTGGAAGAGAACGGACTGACGATTACTGAACAATCATTGTTGTACGACGCGCAGTTACAGGACGTGATTGATAACCCACGATGGTACCTTGATAATTTTCATCGCTTGCGCGAGTACCGCGTGGGTTGGTGGACTTACTCGCCGTCCGGTGGTCATTCGTTGGTTACGCCGCGTTATTGTCACGTAAAAAAGAGGAAAAACACAATGATTTATAAGCCGCTTGACCCCAAGCAGGAGTGTTAGGATGGTTCGAACAATCCTTTCTCCCGACCGAGCGTCGGGTAGCGCCGACCTTCGGGTCGGGCATTATCACTGGTGCTAGATGACAGAAGACAAAAAAACCCTCATGAAGCGTTCTCGCTCCCGCGACAGCCTAGCATCGTACTCGTGGACTAAGGACTCGCAATCAGTCTACCCGTCATTCTCGTTCGCGGCAGTAATCCAGATGGTCAATAATGACCCGGTGGCTCGTGGAGCACTCACCCACTTCGTTGATAAGTGTATGGAGGGTGATTACGCGGTTATCGAGAAGGAGTCGATGACTTACGACCGGCAGTTCGAACGTCGTCTCGACAAAGAGTTCAACTTCCGCCACGATGTTCTTCGTAAGACGTTTTATATTGGTAAGTTGTTCCAGAACGTGTTTTGGGAAATCATCGATGATACTGATGGTGGAGTGAAGGCGCTGAACCCGCTTGATAGTACTAATATCGAGCCGATTACTGCGCCTAACGGCGACCCTATCAAGTACGTTAGCAAGATTAAGAACCCGGTTACTGGTAAAACTCCTGAGTGGAGTAAGGACGAGATTGTGTGGCTCAAGTTCAACGACCGTGGCACTGGTTACGCCCCGGTTGACTTGCAAGCATTGTGGGAAACACTCCTCATGAAGGATTATGTTAGGCGTTATGTTAGTTGGTTGTGGAAGACCGGACAATACCGTCTCATCTATAATTTCAAGAGTGCTAGTGATAAGGACGTTGACGACTTCGTACTTTATGCTCGTCGTGCTGACGAGAATTACCAATCGCCAATCATTGCTAAGGGCGAGTTGGAAACCAGGTTGATTCGTGACATGAAGGAAACGAGCGACCTAGTAGGACTTCTAAAATACCTTGACTCGCAGATTGTTGTTAATCTTCGTGTCCCGCCCATTGATGTTGGTATCCCCGATGCTAGTGGCCGCAGTAATGCCGACGCACAGAGCAACAACGGATTGACTCACGTTACTAGTTACAAGAAGGTCGTTGAGGACTACACGAACAACATCCTATTCCCACGAATGAACAAGGGTAATAGTATGTTGCGCTTTGGTCCTAATGACCGTTTTGAGGAGAAGCAGGTTCTTGAGAACGTTAACCTTATGAAGAACATGGGGATGACTGACGAGGCGATTACTGAGTACCTTGCTGACCGTGGAATGTTCTTTGGTACCAAGCAGTTATTCAACGAGGTTGAGGACGATAGTGATGACGGTACTCCTGGGTTGAAGCGTGATATTGACACGATGCCCTCACGACAATCGAGCGTTGATGGGGGCGCTCCTGACGAGGGAGTGAGTACTCGTCCTGAACAGGTGAGTTCTCGATGATTCCGAAGTACGTTCGTGATAGTGGTCATGCTGATGGTTGGTCACAAGTATATTCTTCGTTGTTACCGTCGCGTGGTGACGCTTATGCTTCTCTCGCGGCTAACGTGTGGCTTCGCGGCGAAGTGAGTAAGGAACTGATTGCTCGTTCTACTCGCGTGCGCGAGACTATAAAATTCACTATTAATCCCGAGGGGGAGTTTGTTAAGCGCACTGACAGTGGCGAGGAGTACATTACTGCGGTCTTGCAGGATGTTTATGGTGATAAGGATGGTATTAGTTGGAGCGAGGACGTGCTTAAGAAGTTCGCTCAACAGATTAATGCTAACCCGATTATCGGCGACGTTGACCACGAAGAGTACGACAGGGTACTGAGTGCGGCGATGACTGACGACCAGGTTCGCGGTATGCTAAAAGGTAAGAGGGGTATTGCTAAGACGGTAGAGGCGGTTTTCCAGAATGGTAAGTTGTGGATTAAAGCGTTGATTGACAAGCGTTATCGGCGCACGATTGAACGGACAAAGGGATTGTCGTTGGAAGCGGTAGTGACGAGGAATGGTAACTCCATTGTTGATGGGGATATTCTTGGTTTTACGTTCGCTGTTAATGACGACCCGGCTAATCCTCGGGCTGTGATTGCATGAGTAACGCACTACCGAAAGTACTAATATTCACTATTACTTACGAGGGTAAGGATTATTGTTTCAAGAAATGGAAGAGTTACGTCAAGAAGATTAACTATCCCAATTATCGCCATATCATCATTGATAATAGTGCGACGACGTTGTATACTCATAAGTTGCGCTCGAAGGGTTTTGGGGTGTTCCACGTTGGTCGTGGTAATAATACGCGCGAGTCAATGGCACGCTCGCAGAACTTAGCGCGGAAGATAGCAGTTGACGAGGGTTACGATTACTTGTTGTCGCTCGAAAGCGACGTGATGGTACCGCCGGACATTATCCAACGATTAATGACTAACGGTCGCCCCGTCGTTACTGGGCTGTACTTCATTGGTGATATTAACAAGAACGAGCGCGTACCGTGCATCTGCGTCCCTGACGATAAGGGCGATGGTATTGTCGGTACGCGACTATTAACCCCTGAGGAGTGGCCGCAGTACTTCCATCACGGACTAATGAGGGTTCATACCGGCTCGTTCGGTTGTTGTTTGATTCATCGTGACGTGTTTTCGCTCATCCCGTTCAAGTACGAGCCGGGGTTGCGTCATCACCCGGACGTGTTCTTTTTTAATGATTGCATGAAGAACCGTATACCAGTGTTTGTTGACACGGATATTGTTTTAGACCATGATAATGTTCCTTGGAGTTTAATCAAAGACAGATGAGTAATAGAATTGGTGGTTGAAATGGTTGAAGAGAACGTTAGTGTTTTTGATGATGGTGGCATCGAGATTCTGGAAGCACAACACAAGTCACTGTTGGAGCAGAAAGAAGTGACTGCTAAAGCGTTGCAGACGATTATTGATGGCCGAAAGAACTATGCTGAACAATGGGAGATTGAACAGCGAATGCGAGCAATCATGGAGCAGGAGAATAACTGGCAAAAGATTACTCCAGAGTTCCGTTACGAGACTATCCCCGAATGGGTTAGTCTTATTGCGCAGTTGCGACAGTACAAGTTGCGCGAGGAAACATTCATGGCCGAGGCGAAGTTGCGACAGTACGATGCACGACAAAAAGACGTGGAGCAGCAATTGATGGATATTGAGGCTCGTACTATTGAGGTCGAGGCACGATTGGCGAAAGCACTGACGCAGTAAAGTACTAGGTGTGTTATGGTTGAACTGGCGGATTTGGATAAGCAAATACAATCACAGACAGAATCATTAATTCAGAAGGCGCGTGATGAGGCAGCACAAAAAGCCCGTGAGGAAACAATGCGGGAAGTAGAACTACAACGAAAGGCCGAGGAAGCACAGCGTGACAAAGAAGCAATGGAGCGTCGCGTCGCCGAGGTCGAGAAGAAGGCCAGTGAGGAAGTTTCTAAGTTGAAAGAACAAGTGAACTCCCTCATTAGCAGCAAGGCCGTCGTGCAAGGGGATAATCCTTTCGGCACGACGAAGGACTTGTCACGACAGGACGTTGACGTTATCGAAGAGCGCAGTGCTAAAGCGTTCTTCGGTCCACAGTACAACGAAATGTTCCGGTAAAAACATACAATCGTTAATTTTTATGGACGATACTTCCTTATTTTTATGGGTGAGGTGACCCTTATGGAGTACAATGAGAAGAAAGAATTTATTAAGCGTACGCTTGACAGTAACGCTTTCCACAGCGCACAAACAGAAGCCGTCGCGGTCAACCCCAACATTTGGGATTACCAACTCCGCGAGTTCGAGGAGAAAGCACTCGTCCTGACGCCCCTCGGTGAACAGTACGACTTCCGCACTCCCGGCGCTGACTTCAAGATTACTGTGGACGACAGACCGGCGGCAGCAGCAGCCCTCGTTGAGACGACTGACGTGGCAGTGACCGCGTTCAGCACGCGCAACGTCGTGTTTACGCCCGCAGAGTACGGAGCGCGATTCCAACTCACTCGCGCTGAGGCGGTTCGTGCGTTCTTCGACACTGCTGGACGAATGGTTCGCAAACTCGGTTACATGATGGCCGAGAAGAAGGAATCCATGGCGATTAGCACGGTCACGGCCGGAGCGAGCACCACGGTTATCGTTAATGGCAAGGCAGCGACTAGCGACCTCGCGTCCACGGACACGCTTAACTTCGCGGCGATTACGAAAGCAGTCCAGTCCGTCGAGGACTTGTACTACCGCCCGGAAGCGCTCGTGCTGAACCCGAAGATGAAGAAGCACCTGCTTGATAACACGCAGATTAACGATGTTAGCAAGTTCGGTACTCGCAGCGCGGTACAGAACGGTGTCATCGGTGAGGTCTTTGGACTTAAGATTTACGAGAGTCCCCTCATCGTGCCCGCGTCGAACGTTAGCAAGGCTATCGTGCTTTCGCGCTCGCAGAGTGGCGAGGCAGCGTTCGGTCACGCGATTAAGCGCGACCCGCTTATCGAGAAGCAGTAC